AAGCATGTACTCCCCCACCCCTTTTTGAAAAATTCCCCAAGTGGAAAATTCAAAATGAAATGAAAGAGAAATTTCATTTTCAATTATTTTCAAAACTAAAATGCCTAACCTATCATCTCTAAAAATCCTTTCCTTTATTTCTATATCTATTATAACACAATATAGAAAAATGTCAAGCAAAAACTTTCTAAAATAATTTAAAAATATTTTCAAAAATCTCTTGACAATTATTTTTGTATATGATATACTAGTTATAGTTAGAAATGAGATAAAAACATTTCTAAAAATAAATTAAAAATATTTCACAAAACACTTGACAAGGGTTTTTGAAAATGATATAATTAAGTCAGTTAAAATAAAGGAGTTATAAAACAATGTTAAAAATGAAAGCCTTATATGTGAATCACAATGATGAAACTTTTGCAGAATTAACTCACGGACAAGCGCTTGATTTACTATTTGGAGTGGATAGCGCTGAAATCTACGGAGACCATGTAAGTCAGATTGTTGACTTAGGAAATGAGCGTAAACTTGAATTGTACAGAAACAATGAGTTTGTTCCATTCGCTGAATATTTTGAACGAGTTAAAATACTTTCTGAATTATATACAAATATTTCAGATTGGTTTGAAGAAATTGAGTAAAGGAGAAATAGCATGATAGCACAATTTCAGATTATTTTTGAGGGGGTAACACCCCTTAAGATTCAATGTATAGATAAGTTTCCAGACGAAAAGCTAGAAGAAGAAAAAGAATTATATAGAAATCGTGGTTATAAAGAAGTCCATGAGAACTATTTTAAAAATGAGCGATTAAATACGCTTGTCATATTTGAAGATGTGAAAAAACTTAAATTTTCAAAATACAAACATTTTTGTCTAAAATCAGCTTTTGAAAGATATGTACAAGGAAGGGAAGGCTATTAAATGGATAAGGCTCAACTACAACAGATAGAAAAAGCTAGAAAGATAGTCAAGCAATATCATTTTGACGGCTTTCCAGTTATTTCTCTTGACTATGCTATTAGTCGCTTAAAGCCTATAATGGACGATATAGAAGGCTTTGAACCTACTCATTATGATTTGTATGATGTAGACATACACCATCAAAGAGACGGCTCTACGGCTTACAAAGGTACATTACGGGTCACTTATTTATCAGTAGAAAGGGAATTATATACTTTTAGGTACTAACAAATGAAACAGTCATACAACAAATTAAATAAAAAAGGGCGCTTTTGGTTCTGGTGGTTCGCTACCTGTAACCTTATCATTCTATCTTTTCTTGTGATTCTATCATTATTGACTTATAACCTGTTTAAGCAACAGAAACAGATTGAGCAACAACAAAGCACCATTACCAAGCTAAAGCGAGAAAACGATAGCAACACGGCTTCTATTTTGCGCCTAGTGAGTTATTTAGAGAATGTAGGGGGTTAATACCATGGAAGAAAATACACGCTTAGAAGAGCAAGAAAATCGCTTACAATATGAAACAGAATTGAGACTATTATCAGATAGCTTGCTTTCACTATCAGCTAAAAGCGTAAGGGGTTTAATAACGATTGATGAAATTATCTTACATTCGTTTGAACGGTATTTAATAGCGCTTTCACAATTTATTAAAGCATATCCAGACGGTTTGGAAAAAGCTAGACTAGTTCAGCAACTTATTAATCTACATCACTCTTTTTCACTGTCTGGTTATGAAAAGCATATCAGCAATCAGAAACAACTAGAAAACCACTATTTACAGAAATACAATCAAGTAAATAGCGTCCTATCTGCTCTTTGTTCCCTTGCTTTGGACAATCCGGATGATGACGCTTACAAAATCATTTCAGAATATAAAAAAGGCTAGTAGAATGAATCTACTAGCTTTTTCTGTTATGCTACGGTTATTAGTCCGTCTGGTTCTTTTGTAAATGATGGGTTGTCAGCAAGCTCTCCGTTTGTGTTCATGAAATACCAACCCTTACCGCTCTTAATGAACTCATTAGAAATCATGTTTCCACGCTCATTTGTCATATAGTACCAGTTGTTTTTGTATTTAACCCAACCAGTAACCATTGCGCCTGAATCGTCCATATAGTACCATTCTGAGCCTACTAGCACCCAACCAGTAGCCATTGCGCCGTTATCCTTGAGATAGTACCATTTATCTTTATATAGAGTCCATTGAGACGTTAAGCAATAGCCCTTGCTGTCAAAGTAGTACCATACACCAGCGATTTTTTCCCATTTATTATAGGGGAAAGAGCCGTTTGCACGTCTAAACCACCAGCCCGTATTGTCTTTTTTCCATGTTCCACCCGTTTTCGTTTCTTGCTCTGGTTCATCGTCTAACAGTACAATATTCTTGTCAAATGGGTTGCTTGAGTATTGCCACCATCTGATACCGTCCATAGATGGGAAGTATTCAAAATCTGCGTTTCCATCGTTTAGCCCATACCCAGCAATCCATAGACTATTAGGGAACTGCTCAAGGATTCGATGATAGTCAATATTATTGAGCGTGAAAGGCTTGTAACTATAATAAATCGGTTTATATCCAGCGTCAGCAAGAATCTGCATAAAGCGCAAGCAAGCGTTAGTATTGGCTTGTCTGTCTCCGCTTGCGTGGTCTTCATAGTCAAGCACCAAGTAAGGGACTTGAGTAGGTACGTTGTCAAGGAAATATCTTGCTTCTCTTTCTGCTTCTTCTACGTCTCCGCCGAACCAAGCAAAATGATAAAATCCAACTGGTGTAGACTGCTCAATTTGAGCGCTTAAGCATGGATTGATGTAGCTTGTACTTTCTGAAATTTTAATGATGGTGTTAGTTGTTCCCATCGTCTCCAAAAGCCCTGAAATATCGTAGCCGTTATGGCTTGAAACATCTATAAATAAATCATTCTTTTTCATCTTCTTTTGCTCCTTTAAATGCTTCCATTAGTTCCTTTCCAGAATCCAGTTGCTCTGTATATTTTTGTAGTTCCGATTGTACCCTTGCCGTCATAAATTTTGGAATAAATACACCCATTACAGCTAGATTTTCCATGATTGATAGGGCATAGTATAGATTGATAATAATGAGTAGAATCTGACCTACTGCCATTGCGTGAATGTAGGTCAAGAAAACGGCTACAAAGTAGTAAAAAATAAATGTAAGGGTGTGTTTGATAACACCTTTTAGCCCTGTCCAGCTATCGGTGACTTTCCACTTCCAAGCCTTGAGAAAACCCGTGATAAAGTCAAATAGAATCAAGATAAATAGAAAAGTGATGTAGTCACCTTTTGCAACGTCTAACATAATATTATATAACATGATTGATAACCTCTAAAAATTTGTTTTTTGTTTCTAAATCCTCATATATGAGCATATTCTTAAGGTATAGACTTCTTAATGTCTTACCTAGAGCGCTTGACTTGTTCAAGTAAACAAACCCATCTTCTACCTGTTCCACTTCCAGACAATAGGCTGTTAGGTTCTTATCGTAACCCTTGGCAATATATACCATGTTGTCAATGTAGTAACCTGTCAAGAAAGTACTATCACAATAGAAGCTATAAAGCCGTGATTTTAAGCCCTTAATTTTAGCTATGTTCTTGTCATTCTTTATCTGAAATTCATTGTTTGCAACGCTTTCATAAATGCTTGACTTGCTCAAGAGTTTAAAGAATCCGCTTTCTTTTTCTTCCTCTGTTTGAAAGGCTGAATGGGGAGGGAATTCTATAAGCGTTGCATATTGTTTCATGTTGTAGAAGCGCTTTCCGCTATCGTCATAAAACTTCAGAAAGGCAAAATAGGGGTTGTTGAAATTACTTGCATTTGATAGTAAATAGGCATGGCAACCGTCTCGCCGTCTGAATACTGAGAAAATAAAGTTTAGTAGAGCTTCTACCTCGTTATCAAGATAACGTTTTTTACTGGTAACATCTATCAGCACCTCATCATAGAGAATGCTCATAACTTCATCATACTCTGACCCTTTCAAGTCAACCCAAGTAGAAAGGCTCTTGAGATAACAAACTATTTTACCGTTTAAAATTATCTTAGTAGAAGACAAGACAAGGATATTTTCTTCATCTTCCATGTTGTCAGCTCTGAAAATAATTTTAGTATGAATCTTGCTTGCATCACTGTCAATCACTTCAAAATTAGTAAAAACCTGTTTTAACAATTCAGTAGTAAAAAACTTGTCCTTGTCTATCCTGTCTAGTTCTGATTTATTGCGTCTTAAATAGATAAATTGTTCCCCCTTATCTATAAAGCGCTTGAGTAGGTACTTTTTGAGTGCAAAAGTTTTACCAATCCCACGCCCACCTATAACAAAGTTTAGATACTGGTTATAGCTTAGCATTTTTTGCGGATTGTACCATTTTTCTTCTTGTTCGATAGAAAATCACTCCTTTCTATTTCATTATATCATACTTTTAAAAATTCGGATTGTTTTTTTTGATGTCAAATAAAATATTATTATCTTTATTTGCTGAATAGTTCCAGATTCTAACACCAGACTGAAAAATAGCCTGTATTGCGTTCATGTGAGATTGATTCGCTCTTAGGTTTCCAAGGTTAACATTTATCATCTTGATGTAGTTAAACCGCTTTCTAGCTTTCATAACGCTTAAGGCATTATTAGAAAAGATATTGACAAGCACCCCATAGCATTTGATGTACTCGTTTGCTCGTCCTAAAATTTCTTTTTGAGCTATTGATACTTTCCAATAGACGTCTGTCAATAAATGCCCACTTTGGAAAGATAAGTCATTCCCAATTTGTTGGACGCTGATAGGCTGATTCTGTAAGTCTGCCATGCTTGCGTTGTAGGCTCTGATTGACTGGTCTAGGGCGATTTTTGCTTTCATGTTGTTGAGTGCATTAGATTGAGATTTCAAAGCGTTGTTTGTATCTGTAAACCCTTGCTCAACTAGTTTATTATTGTATTCACGGTTAGCATTGAAAACTTTCATACCACCAGAAGCCAATCCACTTAGAGCGCCCCCTAGATTACCTTGTAGTAAGTTCCCAGCTACATTTAAAACCCCACTAGCTCCCTCAGTCCATTGATTGATGTTAGCTGTATCTACGGCATATTGTGCATTGTAGCTAGCTTGTGAGTTAGCGGTTGCTACCTGTTTATTTGACAAGTCCACGCTTTGTTTAAGCATTTCCCGATTTTCTTTAAAGGTCAGCTGAGTATGCTCCATCTGGTTCTTGTGTGTCTGAATGTAACTAGCTTCAGCGTCATTTAAAATAGCGATGTTTTTTCCTGTCACGTCATTAAGCCCATACTTGAAATGTTCAGGGTTGTATTCTGTCCATGTTTTCGTATCAATATTTTCTAAAATATTCTTATCCGCATAGCTTAGGTTGTTAGCATTGTTATACTCTAAAAAGTTAATGTGTACTTGGTTATTATCTCCAAGGCTACCATTCACAATGACTTTATACTTGTGACCCGTGTCAAGGGTTCTAGGTAGGTATTGCGGTTGATAAACGTAGCTGTTTCCGTAAATATCGTACAATTCCACTTCAGTAAATTCACTGTTTAACAACTGTACTTCTATTTCTAGGTCACTTTTTCCAGTGTAAGCTCGCAAGCTGTCTTGTATCTGGTTGTAGGCAATTTCTAACAAGTTAGGGATTTCATAAATGTTGGGGCGATAGTCAAAAAATCCATTAACTTCTATTAGAAGGGCTTCCACGTCAAAGGCTGTTTTGGTGTAGTCTCCATTTCCTAGTTGTCTATCTCCAGTGTTCCCCGTGATTTCTCCGATGTCTCCACCAGCTACCACTTCAGGAGGGTAGATAATGCTTTCAATGTTATCCACCGTGTCAATACCTGTTCTTTCAGTGGTGTAACCGCTCCAAGCGTAGTTTTGCTCAATAACATCATAGCTTGAACCGTTAACAGCTGAAATAACGGCTGTATGCCCCCAGATATTGCTACTAGTTGGTTTATAGTTTACGATACATCCAACCCTTAAATCAGAGAAAGAAGGGTCAAAACGTACCTTCCAGCCCACGGCGTCCCAGTTATAATCTCCACCAATATTACTGGCACTCATTCCCCGTTGTGTATCGCTTCCACTGGCTTGGCGCCCGTTTCCGTCAGGGTTCGGGGTGTTGATACCTCCCCCGATGTTACACCCTCCCAAAAGCTGAGAATATAAAGCGACTAACCCGTAGCACTGACCGTTACCTATGCTAGTACCCACCCTTGATTTAATTTCATTAAGGGCTTTTAGTGTTTGTGTTGCTTCAGTCATATTATACCTTTCCTAACTCGTCTTGAATAGTTGCAAGCCATGCATTCGCTTGCTCAATTCGTTCCGCTTCTTTGTATGCTACACCCTCCCAGTTGTTCATAAAATCGCTGGCATTTGCGCTTGCGCTCGTCGATGAACTAGCTACACGTCTAAAAGTGTCCGCTCTACTTTCTTCATTCATAAACTGAAATTGTAGGTTAAAGTCCCAGACGGATTGACCTTTCTCTTTTGCGTAGGCGATAAGGGCTTCACATCTTGATCCTGTCCATTGTCCAATTCCCATACCTATCCAGTGCTGACCGTCTGACCCTCTATAACCAGCTTCATTTAATGAGATAGTGTATAATCCAGCAAAAGCGCCCCAGCTTCCTACAAGATTCTCAGCCGTTGGAAGGGTTGCCATCTTGTCGTACTCGTAGCCTGTTGCATAGTCAGCCTCGTATTTCTTAGCCGTAACATTGCTTTCTGCTGAAAAGTTCCCGATAATTCCAGCAATACCCGTTGCTGTTGCGTCTGGTACTAGCTTCTTAATGATTCGGGTCACTAGTCTAACTCTACTTTCTTCGGTTGAGATGTCGCCTGTTTCGGACGTGCTAGAGCTTCCACCGCTTGAGCTTGTAGAAGGTCTATAATTTCGCTGATTTTTGCGCCCGATTTCTGCCACTTCTCCATTGATATTTGACAAGATTTCTATATAGGTTTTATCTCCTATTGTTGTCTCTTTGTATTTTACCCCAATATCACGGCTTAGATACATATTGACAATCTGGTTTACTGTACTTGCACCCGTGCTACTACTTTGAGTTAAGCCAAACAAATGCTTGTAAAGGTTTTCAAGCGCAAAACTATCATATTTTTTACCGCCAAAGATGAAAGGTTTAGATGCTCCTTTTCTGATACTTACAGGAATAAAAAAGTATTTAAAGGTTTTTTGCATACCTGAAAAAGTCATATTGACGGGTCTATTGGCTTTGGTTGTCATTTTGATAGTAGGCTTAGCAACGACTACAAGCCACTCTGTATCTATCCCGACTTCTCCGGCTCTCGTTGCGTATTTAGTACCAACGGAAAAGCCTTGCTGACTGTCTCTTAGCGCCCACAATTCGTTTGGCATGGTTTGTTGTTCTACTTGCCCGATTACGTTTAGCGCCTTCAATTCGTGCTGGTAGGTGTTCCAAACGTCCACCTCGTAGATAATTCGTGTAGCGTCTTCATTAACATATAGTACATCAAAGACAAAAGCGTAATAAGTACGCCCGTTGTTAATAAATCTCATGTAGGTTACATTTTCATATTTCTCCACCCGTCCAGATACTACAATAGAGCCGTTTCTTTGGGTATATTGAAATTTGTCATATTCGTACACAATTTCTATATGAGGGTTCTTTTTAGTAAAAAAATCCTCCATGGCGTCCCTTGTTTCAAAGTTTATAACATTAGCATAATCATTCTTAAAAGGGCTTTTTGCATATAACCAGATTTTAGTTGATTCCTTCATTTATTACTCCTTTAAAAATAGGAGGGCTAAAACCCTCCCTTACTGCTGACCTATCTGACCTTGCCCCAGCCATTGACCCGACTTTCTGATTCTGTGAGGGGCGCTGACTGATTTACCTACTGCTGTTGTAGGTTGTCCGCTCACGTCTTTCCAGCCGTCTTTGCGCTGTTTAAAGAAACCGGTTTGACGGTTCAAGGTCTTAAAGATTCCGCTCTTACGGATAGCCCACGGTTTAACCGCTTTTTTAAAATTATTATATAGGAAGATTCCCACATAAAAGTTGTTGTTTTCAAATTCTCCGTTTGGATAGGTAACATTGATATTTAAGGCACTAGCACTAGAGCGTTCTTCGGGTAGCACGGTGACCGTAAATTCTTGAGCCACTTCATCGTTCTTAATCACTTCATCGGTTGTATATCCGCTAAAGCTCCATACTGTCCGCCTGTTTATTTTAATATCGTAGTTAACACGATAACCAGCATTTGAGCTGACCCGTTTACTCCACCAGAAAAGAGCTTTTACTCTGATTTTCGCTGTAATGGAGTTATCGGGGTTCGTTCGTTCTTCAATGACTTCCACGGATTGACCCCAAAAGCGCATAGAAGCCCATATTGACGGGTCACGATGTCCATATTGTATATAGGTTGTGTTCCCGTTCGTCATGTAGCCGTAGTCTGTATCAGCCTTTGAGAACTGCCAAGCGTTAGCATAGGCTTCCGTCCAGTCTGGCACTCCAGTACCAAAATTTTCGATTTTAGCATTGGTACTGGTTGAAAATTTTAATTCTAAAGCCATCAAATACCTCCTGAAAGGTCATTTTCTGTACTTCCGTTGTTCGTCCTGATAAAGCTGTTGCCGTCTGGTGTACCGCCAAAGATATTGATATTACCCGTAGCAATGTTGCGACCTTCTTTAAAGTTCCCTTTAAGTCCACCAGCCCATGCACCTGATTTTTCAAGATTTGAAATCAGTTTTGTTAACGTATCTTTTAAATCATTGTTTTTGGTTGCTTGGTCTTGGAGTTGTCTTTGTAGGTCTTCTTTATCTCGTTGTCTGGCTTCTTTTTCTTGCTCCAGCTTTTCCTTTAAGCTATTGATTTCACTGATTCGCTCTTGTTTTTCCGCTTCAAGTTTTTCATTGATTCGGGTTTCAAGAGCTTGTAAATCTCGCTCAACTTTTTCCTTCAAGTTTCTGATTTGTTCATCAATATATGGCTTGATAACTCGTTCATAATACTTGTCAGCCTTACCAGTGAACCATCTATCAGCTTCAGCGCTTTCCATGTAGCGTTTAATCAAAAGCGGTACAAGGTTTTCAAGTAGCTCTGTAAGAGCGTTCTTAAAATCTTCAAACTCGCTTTCTAAAGCTACAAAATCATCAAGCAACTGCTTAAATGCACGCTGAAGCCATGCTAAAAGCTCGTAAATTGAGTTAGCATTATCAAAGCTGGTAGGAATGGAAGGGATAAGCCCCCACCGTTCCACCCAGTAAGAAGAATAGCGCCCACGATAAGCACGAAAAAACTCGTCTCTAAATTCTTCGGGATTCATGTTTTAAAATCCTTTCTTATAAGTGGTCATAACCATCATCTATTGGTTGTGGTACGTTTCTGCTTGTAGGTAGTACGCTAGCGTTTACATCATTATAGGTTTCTGATAATGTATTAAGAAGCAAAGTTGGTGTAAGAGTTGTTCCGCAATAGTCAACACCTGAAATAATAACATTAGTAGCATTTTTGAAAAATAGCTCAATTTGGAAACCTTCAGAATATGGTGTGATTCTAACAATAACATTGTCTGATAGTTTTTTAGTAGTTTGATTGTTATTTAGTGGAATATGAATAAAACAGCTTTCATATTGTCCATCATGTTCTGTTGAAAGAATCAGTGTACTATATCTCAATTTTGAGCCACTGATACTATATTCAGCGTTTAGAACTTCTTCAGCTTCTAAATCGTATTGTAAAGCTGTTGGAGTTTTAGGGGGGATAGTTTTTAAAATCTCCGTTTTAGTGTTTTCTACTAGCTCCTTAACCTTGCTGTCATTAAGTGTTAGCGTATCGCCTGACTTGTCAACGGTTACAAGCTCTCCACCGTTCAACGTGATAGGGGTAGCGGTTGCACCTGTACCGCTTCCAGCACCACTGCCAATCTCTTTCTTTAATTCAGTAGCTTTTGTTTCAATAAGCTCTTTTACTTTTGTATCGTTGAGGGTCAAGCCTTCAGACGTTTTGTCAACGGTTACAAGTTCCCCACCAGATAGTGGAAAATGTGAAAGGTCTTGATTTAAAGTAGCCGTTTTGGTTTGGTTAGGCGCTTCCCCTGTGGTTGTATGAGCAATGTCAAGATAAGGGACGGCTGAAACTAGTTCATTCACTTTGTCCTTATCAGCGTTCAAAATAAGGCTTGTATCTCCTTTATTATCCTGTTTTAAATCAGCAAGTTCTTGCTTGCCTTCAATCGTTAGGCTCTCAACTCCTTGATGGCGTTGAAATTTAATAAGTGAGTGAATCCCTTGAACTTTTTTAGTTGTTTTTGCCATTTGTTTTCTCCTTGTTAGTGGTATTTTCAATTTTGATTGAGTTTGGATAAAGTTCTTTCAAAGCTTCCAAGTATTCTAGAAAACGTAAAAGTAAAATATCTTTCCGCCCTAACTTTTTCTTGTTAGCAATTAAAAGTGTATAGCCGTTGTGTTTCTTGTATTTCTCTAACTGGTCTTTAAAGGTTAAATAGATACAATCACAAACGGTTGAAACACGGGCACAAGACTGGTCTGTATCGTCTCCATGTCCCATGACTTCAATGTTTAGTGTATCGGGTGTTTCCGATAGGTTAATAATTATCATAAATGTTCATGTCCTCTTTCTGCTGTCATGATGGTTCTCTGTACTCCTTTTCTATCGTTTGTAACATTGATGTCAAAGGTTGCCCAATCATCCAGAAATTGCTGACCGTTAATAGTAACCCGTCCATCTTTAAAACCTGATAGCGCCATCTGGTAGTTAGGTGTAACAATAACCCCATTGTCCCAATGGGTCAGCTCATTCACTAGTGGAATCCGTGAGAAATAGTTATTATCATCTATCACTCTGCCAAAGCCTTTGAGCTTGCTTTTGCTGTTTAGCTTTTCAATGCTATAATAAGCGCCTACAATCTTAAAGCGGATATATAGAAGGGCTTTAGTAGATAGTAAAGGCTTGTAGCTCTTTCTTATCGTCCAGAAGGTTTCATCTTCAATACTTTCAAAATGATAGCTGATAGGCTTTAGCTTTAGCCACAACTTGGATAAGTCTCCTAGTCGCTTACTTGCTGACTTGATATAATACAAACCATCTTCAGCATAGACAAAATCCTGAAAATTAAATAGCGTGATTTCTTCTAACATATTATCATATTTTAGTATTTTAGCATTTGATAAATCTTTCATCCATACCCTTTCTAAAAGACTTGTAAAAATAGCTTGTCGCAAATGTTGAAAATCTGAAATTGAATGTCTTTCAATTCTGCGTTATTTTGTAAACGCTCAGCAAGGCTTGAACCACTCCAACCTGAAACATTGCTTTTTGTATCAGCATTGTTTTTCTGGTGGTTTTCTACCAAGTTGTCAGCGTATTCAATCACTCCGTAGCGCTCCGTAAATACAATTTCCTTGCGCTCCTGTGGTGTGGTGTTGGCTATCTGTAAGGCTTGCCCATCTGCTTTTTGGTTGCCGACTGTATCAATGTTCATGGATTGATTTAATTCCTTGATAGCCTTGTTTCTGATTTCTGCAAGATACTTGAATAGATTAAAACACTCATTGTTTAGGACTTCTTCAAGTGCAATCTGAAAGCGTGCAAAAGTCTCAAGTCCTATCTCCCTGTTGTAAAAGTGCTTACAAAATTCTTTCTTGAAATTTTCTGAAACACCGTCTACTAGGTGCATATCCTTAAAAAGCTCGTTATAAGTACCATCTATAATGGTATTATAATGTAGAAAATCGCCGTTTTCATCAACTGCCAACCCGTCTAGTTTTCCTGTTACAGGGTTTCTGTATCGGGATTTTAGAAAGGTTGCAATGGTTGCTGTGGTGTTATTCTGGGTCAAAGACTGCACCCCCTTGCTCTGCAATGTCTAGCGCTACTTTGTCAAGGTTGAATTGCTGAATGGTTTCAGCTGGCTTGACGGATATTTCTAGCCCATAGCATTTATTGATAAGGTCAACCGCTTTTCTGCGTGACTTCCAACCTACTTCGATATTCGCTGAGATAACCCCATTGTTAGAAATAGCTTCAGATACTACTAGACGCTCTTTTTTATCTGAGGGGTTGTTATTGATACCAATAAAAGTAAGTAGTTGATTCATAACCCGTAACTTTTCATCATGCAACTTGTCCAGTAGAAAAGGTGCGTCCGTCCTGAATACTTGGATGTAGTCCGATAATTGCTTAAAGCTATCCTGTCCGTCTTGGTCTTTCTGTTTATTCAGATAAACCACGGGTTCAAAATTCGCAATCTTATTAAAGATATTTTTCATAGATAACACGCTATTATTGTCTACAAAGATAAAATAGGGTGTTATCTGAGCGTTTCTATTTAATTGAATAGTCAGCTCAATATCTGCCAATTTCTCGCAAAATAACTCAAGATAACCAATATAGGGTTCATAGAAATTATTGTTAGGAATCACAATGCAAGGTTTTTTGATTTTGTCTGGGTTGTCCTTGTGTAAGTCTTCAATCACTCTAAAATCATTCTCTGTATAAGCAATTTCCATCTGTTTGAAATAGTTCATACTAGAAGCGTTGACTGGTTGATAGCTCAACGGCTGGTCGTAGTGGTTCAACCGCTCGCCCCTTGTTCCACCTTGAGCAATAAAGCCAAAAGTGTCGTCATGGAAAAATGAGACGTGACCGTTTTCAATCAACTTTCTTTCTATAAAAAGCTCGTCAATGTCATTTGGCAAGCCCTCCCAAGTGAAATAATTGACAACGATATTATAGAAATAATTAAAATAAAACTCAAAGAAGGCTAGACGGTTGCGCTCTACGGTTTCTTTATTAAGTTCAATCTTTCCAAGATGTCGCTTGTAATTTTTGTAGCTCATTTAGTCCCCTTTCATATTAGAAAAAAGGCGGGCTATTGCCCGCCCTCGGTCAGTCTTTAGACTTCCTCTGTGTACCAGAAATGAATATTTTCAAATAATGAAAGGCTAGTCAAGTAATGGTGGTGGTAGAAATAGTTATAAGTCATGTTGCGAGGGTTTCGGATTGATTCCATGTGCACCAATTTATCCTTGTTAATGATAGATTTAGCTGAAATCAAGAAAGCAACTGGCTTACGTCCATTGTTTGCACCAGCACCTGTGAATTTTTCAAAATCATCAACTACAATAGTGCGAGCCAAAACGCTTGCTTTGTCCATGTTGAAAGCGTTAGCAAGCAACATATCCAAATGAGTTGAAAATTCTGCTGAAATGACTAGGTACTGGTCTTCAATCGCTGTCATGTTAGGTACACCAACAGGGTTGTTAAACTGTGTACGGCTTGGAATTGTAAAGCGTTTAGACTGATTGATAAGTGACTGGTTAAAGTCTACCACAAAATCAGATTTTGTTTCGTCAATCTTAGTACCAGCTACTGTGATGTTCTTAGTTGTTCCTGTAAGGTCAGTGTAGGAAACTTCAGCAAGTGATTTCTCAAGTACACCCTTAATAGCTTGATACTCGTCAAGTGTATCTGATGAAAGAAGAGACGTAAACATTTTATCTACAAATTCATCAAACGCCATGTCAGAAACAAAGGCTTTCTGAATCCAAGCACGCTCAAACGTGCGCTCGTAGTAGTTCTCATTGTTCAAAGTATGGTAGAATACTTCAATGTTTGTATCTGCAAACTTGAACGGGCTGACGTCTGATTTTGCGTCATAAGTTTTCTTTTCAGCTGGGTGTACATAGATTTCTTGCAATGTGTCCCCGAACTCAAACGTCTCAGACTTGAAAATAGCAAGTGGATTCTCATAAGTGAGCGCCTTGATAACGGTTGAACCAATACGATTTACAAGGGCTTTGAAAAACTCATTTGCGTGCTTTTCAAAATCCTGATAAGGTACGGTAGCGTGGTTAATGCGTGCGCCTTCAAGTACAGGAATATCAGCCTGATAGTCAGCACTTGCACGGGTGCGGATAGAGTTCAACAGGTCAATGTTTGAAATGTTCTTGCCTGTGGTGTTTGATAAGAAAGTGGTGATTTTATTAGGCATTCTATTCTTCTCCTTCTTCTACCACGTTGTCGTGGTTGATGTTCATTTCTACCCCTTCAACTTCACTTGCTGGGGCTTGCGCTGGGTAGTTTGGCACTTCTTGCGCTGGTGTGTCCGCTGGCATAGTTGCTGGCGGTGTGACTTCTTCGATTGTTTCTGGTTCATCTTTTAACGCTTCAAGCGTGTTGTTTGGATACCAGTTAATGTTTTTAGAAAACTGTTTCATTTTCCTTTTTCCTTTCTATTAAATAACAGCATTGATTGCTGATACTACGCTCATGTCTTCATTAGCCTTTTTCATGATTTCATCTTGCGCCCCTAAACGGCGGTATAGTTCGTTATTAGCTGAACGTAATTCACCGTTTTTCTTGTTTAAGCGCTCAACGTCTTCATTTAAGACTGAGACGGTTAAATCAACTTCGCCCACAAAACCCTTGATGTCCATCAAGTCCGTTGTTAGGCTTTCAATTTCTTCATCGTTTCCGACTTTAGAAATTGCATTGTTTAGGATTTCTAAACATTCTAGTGAGGTCATAGCCCTCTCCTTTCAATTTTTAAACAAAGTATATCATACTTGACAAAATAAATCAAGTATGATATAGTAAAAGTTGTAAGGCTTTTCAAGATTTAACTAGTGCTGATAAGATGGTTACACCTTAAGGGGTGCTTATTGGTGCAAGTCATTCTAACCAACTGACTTTTTAAACCATGAAAAACGCTTTATAATTGGCGCTTTCCTTTAGGAAGGCGCTTTTTATTTTCCAAACAATCCAGCAAAAGGATTCACGGGTTGCACTTCTTCAAGTGTTAGCACGTCTTCCATCATGAGAGCATTCAAGCGGAAAAAGTCGTTTCCATTGTCTCCACCTTCTACAAACATAATAGCAACGTGTACAGGGATTTCTGTTTTATAGTTTGGTGTTTTCTTGACTGTGATTTCCCCTGTTTCTGGGTTCACGTCTTCATAAGACACCCCAAAGCTCACTTCTTCAAAATCTGTTTCACTTGTGAAGATTTTCACATTTTCAGTAGCTTTCACAATAAAGTAAGGTTTTGCGTCTGGGTCTTTTTCAGTGTCTGGTGTGTAGAGCTGAAGCCCAAAATCTATCAACTTTTTAGCGTCTTCTTCAGTCGCTGGGACAAGGTAAACCGCTTTAGTTGCTTTCTTTTGCTTGTACTTGCCATCTGATTTGTTTGATGTTGCTGTGATAGTAGCAAGTGCTATAACTGTGTCAAAATTTTCATGTTTTGCTTGTTTTTTAGCCATTTGTTTATTCTCCATTTGTTGATTTTAAAAATTTAAGTGGTGCGATGATTGTATTAAGATTTTCTAAATCGTTTTCACGGTTTTTTGATTTCTCGTAACAATCGTAAAGAGAATTAGAAGATAATTCAAAGATTTTATTTTCTTCTAAATAGGTACATAGATTGTAAAAAGCATTGATTGAAATTTTATCAAATTCTTTTGAAACAAATTGATAAAGCGCCATGATGTAGTTAAAATCTTCGTAAGCATAATTAGCCTTTAAAAACGATTTTAAAAAGATGATGTTTTTAGGTGCATTGCTAGACTTTTGAAAGTAGTAACCCTTTTTATTTTTAACCTGTTGAGTTTGTAATAATTTTTTGAAAAAGGAACGATAAACCAAACATACAAAACCATCAAATAAGATAGTCTGATTCTCTGATTTTAAAGGTTGTTTCATAAATAAGAGTTCCCCCTTTTATCTGCTTACTGGCACGCTTGCCCTCAAATGTTGCGCCTATGACAAAGTTTTCAAAGGTTATTTTTTCTTTGATTTCTGGGGTCATTCCAGCGCCCTTAACGTCTAAATGTGTTGACCCGTCTTCTTGTATTAGTTCTTCTATGTAGAGCTTTGAGCGTAGATATTTTGCCTTTACGGCTCTACCCTCATGCGCCCACTTGCCAAACTCTGACGGATCAATGTCAAGTACAAGGCTATCAGAATGAAACAAATGCAAGCTATCTGTATCAGCATATAGAAAATTATCATAATTTTCCTGAGCGTTTGAGATAATAAAGTGACGGGCAATAGATGTTACAAAGAGCGCTACGGGTGCATAAACGGGTTGAACGTCTTCTTCATCGTCATTTTTAAAGCGTAATATCCCTTTATCGTCCAGATAGGCTAGTTTCTTAACAGATATGATTTTAGCCCCAAACTTACCATATAAACTATTAAGCATGATTTTCGCCTTTTGCTTTTCGGCTGGGCTTTGAGCGTTTTCTTTCTTGTATCTGTATGTTGTGATGTAATCATCAAATAAACCTGATTCTGTCTGAAATTCAAGGGTTTCAACGTACATAATGGAGCTGTCATAATGTTTTAAAAATAGGTCAAGGTCAAAGTTAGTCAAATATAAATCTATAACCTCATTTTTGGAGGTTGTTACATAGTCGCTAGTTCTAACCCCTATTCTTAAAGCGTCAAGCTTACGCTTAATTTGTATAGTAGGAAGGTAGCCACGTTTTAAATCAAAGTCAGCTTTGATATGATAGATATAATAGTAGCCTTCTTTTATCTCTTTAGGTTTTCCCTTGTAGCGTTTAGGTGTTCCGACTGGTAAAGGATTCTGTAACATGGTTGCTGGGTACATACTATTGATGTCATAGATATCAATCAACTGTTTAAGCGTGCGACCCTGTGTTTTAGGGTTTGCGAACGTCCAGCCCCCACGGTATGCTTTACGGCAAAAGTCGTCTACTTTTTCGTCTAGGATTGGGAAAAAATCTCTAAACTTCCTTTTTGACTTTTTGAAAATCCGTTTAAACTCTGTTAGCGCTTCACTAGCTGATGTATATTTTGAAAAATTTTCTTCATAATACATGGCATAGATACCACGGGCAAGAATTGCAACGTCTACATGTATGTAGTCAATCCATTCTGGCTTAATCACTTCTGGCTTATGTTTTAGCAAAGGTGTAGTACCTTTAGCTATAGGCATTTTGAAAAGCCCTGCCATCGTAGCGATTGAGAAATTCAGAATTTTTAGGGAGTCTCTAAAAGTTAGCGTAAAGTCTGGAAATTCTAGCGTAATAGAATACCATACCCCCATATCGTTAATAAAGTAAGTACATTCTATATCATTATTCAGAAAGAAAGATAACAAGAAAGAGCCGTCAAACTTGAGATTGTGAAAGAATATGATAAACTCATCTTCTCCCGTCTCGTTATAAGTCTTGTCTAGGTCAAGATAGAGCGATTTTAAAAAATCCTCTAGGCTAGTGTTTACCTTGAATGTGTCTAGCTTGTCATAGTCAATAACTTTAGCAAAGCAAGATAGCCATACCTCTGTTTCTTCCTCGTTTGTAGTCGTTTCAAAGTCGCCTGCATAGTAGCAAGTCACTTCTTACCTCGTTTCTTTCGTCTGCGTGTGTCTGCCACAAATTGCTTAGAAAACTTGTCTACATTATCAAGGATTTCACGGGCTAAACTATCCTGAAATTCAAAAGCTGTGTCTTTACCGTCTGTATCTACAAACACCATAACATTATCAAATGAAACCTTGTCAGAAGCTCCACCCGTAAGGAAAGCCCCAAAGTTGCTGGCACTCATTCTCCTTATGCGTGAAATCATTTGTTTAAAGGCTTTTTCTTGCGCCTTGTTCCCTGATTCTCTGGTGTTGTAGTGCATTTCTTCCAGTGCTGATATATAACGCTCTTTAACTTCTCTGTCACGTTGTGAGCGGTATTCTTTGACCTCTTTAGCTGAGTGAAAGCGGTTCAAGTCTGAGCGTTGAGAACTGCGAAAGCCTTGCGTAAGTTTTTCGGTTGAAAACTTATCGCCGTACCAAGCCTTAGCCTTTTTCACATAGTCACTAGTGTAGACATAGTTTCCGAAAACTTGCGTCCGTCCCTTGCCTTTTACCTCGTTGTAGGCTCGTTCTAGAGCCTTGTCACTCATCCCTGAAAAGTCCCACCGTCCACCCATAAAAGCCTTAATCTCGGCATTAGATGCACCCTGACGTTGTAAAGTTCTTTTCTTTCTTGTTAAGTAGTCCCGTTGTACCTTCCTTTGTTTTGGTGTTAAAGCCATTTACTTACACCCCTTCCACTGGTTGTTCCTCTCCGTATTCTAGGGCGGTAGCAAATGGTATAAAAGCCGTAAGGCTCTTGTATTCATAGTCTACTACCTCAATAGCGAGATAGCCCTTAAAACGCTCCTCTAAATAACGTTGAATATAAGGAAGCTGTCTCCGTTGGTTAATTGTCACTGTTTCGGGTGTGATAGTCACGTTTCCATCTTCATTCTTATATAAATTAAAAGTTACCTGAGTTACATTGAAAGTACATTTAATAGGTGTATCAGTCAACTATCTTTTTTCTCCTTTCTTTAAATTTTGCTTTTTACATTTAAGAAAATAAACAATATTTATTTTCTTATTTAAGTTTACCACAAACAATAAAATAATGCAAGTAATAAACTTAATAAGAAAGTAAAAAATTTTACATTATTGTTTTAACTTCTAAAACCTCGTAATTATAATTGCACATTTCAGATACTTTATACTTAGTTTTATTATAGTTATAAATGAAATCTTCTATAATATCTTGTGAGCTCTCGTTATCTTTAACATGAAAAGTTCTGTGAAAAACCGAACCGTCAAAACGTGTAAATTTAACAATTTCCCTTGTCATTTTATTGCTCCTTATCAAATGATAAAATACTGAAAATAATAAATTTTAAACGATTAGCGCCCATATCCTCGCCCTTATATTGAGCAAGTGGATAAATAAAATCTATTATAAATTCATCCGATAACTCCAATCTTTCTGATAAAGATTGTAAAACTCTGATACTCATAATTATTAAATCTTCACTACAAATAGAAGAATACTCAGTAAATTTTTCAGGGTGAAAAATCCATGATTTACTATCTAACCCTTTTCTTATCATCTTATCAATGTTTTCTTGAGTTGGTTTAAAAAGTTCCATTTTTTAACTCCTTTGTTACTTTCTGATACTATTATATCATTTTCAAAAACCCTTGTCAAGTGTTTTGTGAAATATTTTTAATTTATTTTTAGC